TTTCCATTTGTTCTTTCTCTTTTTCATATTCTTTAGCTGTTCTTTCCAAGAACCACTGTCTTAATCCAATTGGGAGGTTATATAACTCAAAAAGAGACCAGCCACCGTAGTGTTTTAAAATGAAAAAGGATTCATAAACTTGTTCAATGTGTTCACTGGTCAGGCCAAAAAAAGTCCGCGCCGAACGGAACCTCCAATTCCTGTTCATGATCACAGGCGCTACAAACAAATTCATCTTTAACTTTTATGTCTGGAGTAACTTCTTTCATCTTTTGTCTTAGAAATCTTGAATCTCCAGCCAACATATTTTGAACAACATAATCAATTGTCCCTCTATCGTTATATCCATTAACGGAAATTATAAACGCTCTTAATTGTTGAGTTACCAAGAACTCTTGCTTATTTTTCTTTTTTGCTTGAAGAGATTTGACGATTGCATTTTCATCTTGACCATTTAGAAGTCGACAAACAATTTCTAAATTTGAAACCGGCAAGGTTGTTTTGAACGTTCCATCTTGTTGAATTGTTAGATTTTCGGTCTCTTCTCCATGATAAACCCACGAGTTCTCTAAATCAAAAGCTCTTTTTGATTTGTCTCCGCAATTTGGACAAGTTACATTGGTTTTGTAAAGATTTCCGTAAGCTGAAGATCTTGCTCGAATTAAAATTGCATTTCTATCTCCAATAAAAAGAGTTGAGGCATCAATTGTCTTATCTTTTATAAGTGATTGAATAACTCTATCAACTGCCAAACCTTTCTTTAATAAGGTTTGAGAAGTTAACATGTCCTCTTCTTTTGCTGTCATGAATCTTATTTCAATTGAATCTTGACCATGTAGTGGGTGCCCCGGAGGATAAAACTTTCCTTGAGAGGGAAGGTCCACAATGTCTGTTGGTGCTATAAAATCCATTGGATTAAGCATTTGTTTTATTTCTGCTGGAACTTCATCGGCTCCATTAGATCTTGGACCCATTCGGTCCTCATTTTTTCTTATCATTAGTTCTCCTATTTATTATTTACTTTTTTTTGGTTTGGCTTTGTTGTCTCTCCAAAGTCCTTGATTTTTTTTATAATTAGTTAAAAATTTATTGAACTCATCACTGGTTGGTTCTAGTTTAAATCCTGCTTTGCCACCTTTTGGTTGAGTCAAAGAAGCAAAATCATAAACGACATCTAGTGAATATTCAATCGGATCATCAGATGCATAGTCCAGATCTCCCCAATTTATTGATTTAATTATTGGGTTATGAAGAGTCCATTTCTCGACAATACTTCCATCTGGATCAACTTGATAAATTCTTATTGACTGGTGACTATCTGGTAGCCCGACTGTAGCTCCGTCAAAATCTGCTTCTCCTATAAGACCTTTGCCAAATGCATTTGCAATTGTTGAAGCTTTCTCTGGTGATGAAATTTCTCTCCAAGTTTTTCCATCCATTGAGATTGGATGGTCTTTAGATGTTGGAACATCGTAACCTGAAAACTTTAACATTGCATTTAGAAGAGCTGAGGTGTCAAATGCTTGGTCTTTTCTATTAATGTAAGCACTTTCAAACTTTGGTGTGTTGTTTTTATCATCATAAAACTGCTTAGTTTTTCCCTCGTTTCTTGCTGTATTTAAGGTTTCTCTCCAAGCCGAATTGCCGATTGTTTGAAAACCATCAGTGCTTGAATCTTGATCTTTAAAAGTGGAAATGTTTCCTCTCATATCAACCATTGTTATCTTTATTGGTTGCCATGTTACGATTCCGGGATAATTAAATTTATGATTGATCAACTGAAACTCTTTTGTTTCAATTTGAGCAGATGGTTTTGTTACAGTCTTAACATTAAACAAGAACAGGTTATCGCTGATCTCAACGAAAAACCTGAACTTTTGTTTTAACTGTATGTTACTGTTTGTCCACCATGTCATTTTTCACCTACTATTGTGGAGTGTAGAATGATCCGCCACCATTTCCTATTACACATTCAGCATAGTCATATCTGATTGTCAAGTCTATAGTTGAAATGTCATCATTTTCATAATCTAAATCTGAGAACTTCAAAGATGTAAGAAAAACATTTTTACATGTCCAAGTTTCAACAGCATCTCCTTCTCCGTCTATTTGTTTAATGATGATATCGCCCATAGCTTTTGTGAAGCTATTTTTTGAAACAGTCTTAACGGTACCAGAGTTCTTAGGAAGAACATAGCCTGACTCTTGGAACAATAAATTCAAGTGTTGTAGTGCATCTAGTTTATTTTCAGCATCAGCTGGGTCTACAAGAGTCATTGAGATTTCTTGCCACTCAACTTTTCCCGGATAATGAAAGGTATGTCCTAAATAGACGTGCTTTGACTGAGCTACTGTGAAATTTGGTTTTGTTATTTTCTTTGCCCACCAAATAACCGTCTCTGTTGTTTGTGCGGTGTTGATTAAATTTGTGAATTCTACTTGAAATCTAAAATTTCTTTTAGGGTCTCTGTTTCCCCCTGTTGTCCAAAATGCCATTAGATGGTTCTCCTATTGTTTATTATAATTAGACTATTAAACTAATTCTGCTCCTGACTTTGTTATAACAAAATCAATTGCGATGAATTCTATTGCTCTTGCTGGTTTTAGATAGATTTTTGCATAAAGAATATTTCTATCAATCAAATCAGGTGTTGTTGTGGTCTCATCCAAAATTAATCTATATTCTGTTATTCCGAATCTAGATTGAACGTCCGATAAGATTGGATCAACTCTACCTTTAAATGAGTTCCATGTAGCTTGAACATTTGGTTGGAACAATGTTGTTTTAGCAACTTCTCCAACTCTTTGCTTCAAAAAGATCATCAAACGACGAACATTGATTCTATCCAATGCAGAGTTTGCTTTTTGTAGTGTTTTCTGGCCGAAAATGACCACTCCTTCGTTTGGAAATGATGCAATAGGGTTGATGCCCTGTTGATAAAGATCATCTCTTTGAGAGGAGTCTAAGCGCTGTCTGGCTTGAATTACAAGAGGACCAGCAGGGCCTCCAAGATTTCCAAGTCCACCTCGGTTAAACCCAGCAGGAGCGAACCACAATTCTGAGGTTGCTTCTGTTGATGCGATTGCGCCGAGTCCAGCAATTGATGAAGGCATCCAAACATATTGATCGTTGTTAAGAGTATCTTTTACTTGAACCCATGGATAATAAGCAGCAGCATAACTTGAGTTTAAGTTTCTGTTCTTCAAACTTGAAATAGCCGAGGAAACAGAGCCTTTTCTATTGGTGTCAGTTTCTTCTGCGTTTTCTTCATACTTTGATTTGTAATCGTTCTCGATGTCAATAAGTGCTAAAGCATCTTGTCTTGATTCACAAGTTGCGATCAACTTATCTGTAATGTGAGGCTTATAGATTCCGGGAATCATCATCATGTTTCCAAGAGAAATTTCAGAATCTGAGACAGAATCAAATGCTTTATTAATTGAATAATGTAAAGAACTGTTAGTATCCGTGTTAGCAGGTAGGAGTAGGTTATTATTATAAGGCTCCTTCTCTGTAACATCAAGTCCATCAAAGCCACCAAAAACTGGCATCAAGAATTGCTTAACATTTTTGTCAATTATCCCTTTGGTTCCGTTTGTTTTAGAATAACTAGTTGAGTCGTCGTAAGAAGCAGAAGTATAAGTCACAGTGTTACCTGAGATCACAATGTCATCAAGTGTAAAAACAAATGAGTGTTCGTAGTGAGTAGTATCAGTTACCTTCCAAACTTGACCATGATCATCTCCAGGCATTCCTCTTAGATAATCTAAGTAGTCTGGGTCATTGGTGTTGCTAGTTGTTGAGTTCTTAGGTCTAACTCCATAGTAAGCCTTGAAAGAATTAGCGGGGAAACCTTCTGTTCCGTTTTGTCTTAGAGGAATTGAAGGAAAGTTAAATTTAAGATGAACACTTGCTTGGCTGATCCCATCCCATGGCTCAGTTTCTCCACCATTGCCTGTTGGTTGAGCAGCACCATTTCTAACAAACGACCCTGTAAAATTAGCATCTCCTGCTGTATTGAGAATTATACCATCAGCGTCTTTAATTGAAAAACCTTTTGGTCGACCAGGACCTTTAAATCCGAATGGAAGAG